TATTTATACATAACGACTAATTATAGGCTTTTTAATTACCTTGTTGCCATGAGTAAGGGAAAGTGAATGAGGTGTATTTTATATGCCGGTCCCGTTGTATCTTTGGTTATGACCTCCGCCGAAAAAAGACTATATCATTACCGTTGGGATCGCTTTCAGAAGCGACAGGAACGCATTTACACAACCAAATTCAGGGCAGCATTAAAAACACAGATTAGGCAATACGCTTCACTCGGCTACATTACCAGTGCGCCGATTTACGAAGTATTGGTTGACCTTTATACAACAGTAGGGCCTCTTTGGTCGAATCAGGCCCGGTTAAGCACTACCCGCCAACAGGTAAAGGCACGTATGCCGATGGGGTTTAGTCAAAGGATTGTTGACCTGATGAAAAGTTACTACGGCATAGACCTGCTCAACGATGCTGAAATGATTACCGATTACACCCGTGAAGTAATACGTAAAGTTTTATCTGACGCTGCTTTATCCGGCGCATCTATCAATGAACAGGTACGGGCAATGGAAGCGAATAGTGAACTGTCCGGTATGCGTGCTGCACGTATAGCAAGGACAGAAACGGTTACTGCGGCTAATGGTGCAGCGGTCATCCAGGCAAAGGAATCAGGGTTTGCAAAGAATAAGATATGGCTCAGCGTAAATGATAAAAGAGTTAGGCATAATCATCGGTTAGTAGATAACGTTACTGTGGGTATTGATGAACCGTTTAGCGTGGGTGGTGAACTGATGTTGCAGCCAGGGGCCAGGAAACAAACGAACGGATTAGATGTGAGCGCAAAAAATGTCGTCAACTGCCGCTGTGTAGTCGCTTTTCAGGTGATTGAGTAGGTTCCGACATATGCATCTGCGTTAAACCAAATATCAAAGGAAAAGTTTTACTATGGTCGTTGTTTTCGGTAGGCTTATCAACGCGTATAAAAAATAAACCAGGATTGTTTTTAAGATGGGTTTGTATCTCAAGTTTAAGTATTTCATTAACTTCTTTACCGGTAATACCCTTACGCTTTGCGTATATTACTTTGTTTACTACAAGTGCATTTTTATTCATTGTATTTAGTTTAACTATTTATCATCTCATTCACAGCATTAACATTTACCTGCGCTTGAATTTCGTTTGTAACAATATCTGCCGTATCATTGTTGATTAAAGTAATATCGTTTACTGTCATGTTTTTAAACTGCCTTTGTCCATCAGTGTAGATGTAGTAAGACTTTGCAAACAGCAGGTAAAATATTGCTTTGAGTTTCATGATGTTAATAGTCTGACCCGTCATTTGGATCGTGTTTAAAGAAATTTAAAACATATACAACAGGTAGGCAAAACACAAAATACCATATACACCATTCGGCCTTTACGATTAAACCTATAACTGCAATACAAAACATACTAATGAATAGTATTATTGTAACTATTTTTATGACACTATAAATACTCATGCCTTCGTTTCTTTTTTAATCGGCCAGTCCTGCCTATCCAATGTCGGCACTCCTTCGCGGGCGAGTTTTTCCTTAGCGGCTATCTCAAAGAATTTACCAATTTTGCTGCCGTTATTTTGGGTGTGTTCAATTACCTGCTTGTAAATATCTGAATCTATTTTTACTGATATTGCTGCCATAGATAGCAAGGTAGTAAAAATTCCACCAAATCGCAAACTATTTTAAATTTATTTTTACCTCCATAATGGAAAGAAAAAGCATTTCATTTGAATTAAAGGACCTGGATAAAACCAAGCGGACAGCTATTATAGCCCATGCAGCCTATGATAATATTGATTTTACAAAGGATATCAGCCGCAAAGGAATGTTTACCAAAAGCTGGCAGGAATCAAAAAACGATATTTCTTTTTACCTGAATCATAATGACGAACAGGCCCCGGGAAAAGTGGTTGATGTTTACGAAGATGATAAATTTGCTTACACAAAAGCATGGCTTGGCACCCACACGCTTGGTAATGATGTTTTGACAATGATGGATGAAGGGGTTATTAAAAAGGCCTCTTTTGGGTATATAACTGATAAGAGCAGCCCGATAACAATTAAAGGTCAAAAGATACGGGAGCTTAAAGAAGTTAAGCATCTTGAAACGTCTGTGCTTACAAAGATGCCTGCCAATATGAAGGCTGGTATTGTAAGTGTAACAAAGGCATTTAACGATATGCCGGAAATCAAAGCGCTATCTTTGCAGGAGCAAAATGTTTTAAAGAATATTAATAGCAATGATCAGTCAACACTTGAAAAATTAATTGCTATTTCTGCAAGCCTTGAACCAAATAGTGATTTGTATATGTGGGTAACGTACAATATTAGTCGCAGGGCTGATATTATGGGCGAAGTTAGAAGCCAGTTAAGGTATAATAGTGCAGAAATATCCGGTATGAAATCGCACATTAAAACGCTTGAAAACTTTTGCCGGAATACTAAAGCTTCTGATGATTGCATAAAAACAATCCTGGAAGATATCGAAGAAACAAAACAATTCATTCAGGAATACAATACCGCTTTCACTCTTAATGAGCCGGGAGCCAGTGTATGGAACGGATGGTTTAATAATTAATTAACTCATTAAAAAAAATACAATGAAAAAAACATATTTGCATTTCGGATCCCGCCGGTTCCCGGTTCCGCACTTCGCTGGTAAAGCATACAAAACAGATGCTGAAACCAAAGAGCAGAAGGCTGCCAAAGAAGCCCGTGCCAAAGAAATTAAAGCCGCCGAAGAAGCCTATGAGGCTTTTGAGATTAAAGGCCCGGAGGATGTTAAAAAATCCTTTGAACTTCAAAAAGCTTTGTTTGAGCTGAAAGGCGCAGAAGAAGTAAAAAACTTTGAGGAAAAGATGGAGGCACTTAACGAAACCATCGAAGCTGCAAAAACAGCGAAGGATGAAGAAATTAAGACCCTTGCTGAAAAGCTGGAAATTACCATCAAAGCTTTTGATCAGTTACAGGTTCGTATGGGCAAAGATCGCAGCGTTAACCACAACAAACCAGCTGAAATTAAATCCTTCAAAGCAGCCGTACAGGAAATGTTTGAAGAAAAAGGTGATGATGTTGCTAAGTTCATCAAAGGTGAAACCACAAAACTGCAGATTGAGTTGAAGGGTGGTAACCTACCGGCAGAACAAAAAGCGGTTGAAGATGTATCAACAGCGAATGTAACCGGCGGATCTGTTTGGGGTGCGATTTATCGCCCTGGTATCATTACCAACCCAAATCAGATAAACCATATACGTAATTTCATTGCCACATACCCAGCCGGTCCTGGTACTGATTATTACTTCATGAAGGAAAACGGTAATGGAGAAGGCGCTCCGGCCCCTACTGCTGAAAAGAAGGCTGCCGCTGCTACAAATCCTGCCACCGGTTTAAAGCCATCTTTTGATGTTGACCTGGTTGAATCAAGCGTGAAGTTTGAAACAATCGCCGGTATCATGATCGCATCAAAAAAGGCATTAAATAATATTCCAAACTTCATGAACTACCTCAATATGAGGGTTCCTGAAAAGTTACTGGATGTTGAGGATGCTCAGATACTTTACGGTGATGGTAACAGCCCTAACCTTGACGGTATTCTGAATACTGGTAACTACACTGCCAGCACATCAGTAGCAACAACTTTATGTGAAGCTATTATCGATGATATGGCTTTGCTGGAAGATACGTATAAGCGTTTGGCTACAGCGATATTCATGCGCCCGGCTCCATTGCTTGAAATATTCAAGGCAAAGGCTGACGGGTCAGGTGAATTTGATTTACCTAAGAATGTTGTTTTTGTTGGCAACCAGCTTTACATCAGCGGCGTACCGGTTTATAAAACAACTGCATTGAATGTAGGTGATTACTTCATCGAGGCTGCAATGGGTGTTGAATTACTGATCCAGGAAGGTATCAGGATGGAATTCTTTAATCAGCATGCTTCTTTGGCCGCAACCAATCAGATAATGATCAGGGTTGAGGAAACAGTTGCGCTGCCTGTTTATGGAGCAACCTACCGGATCAAAGGAACGGTTCCTGATCCTTCTTAAGGATTTATTTGGTTGAATGATAAAAAAGCCTGTCTGTTAATCAGGCAGGCTTTTTAAATTAATACTATGACTTTACTATCACAATGGAATGTTAATTGCAATAACGGCCTATCCTACAACCAGGTTCTCGACCTGGTAGATGTAGAAGATAGCGGTGCGCCTGCCGTAACAGAACCGGTAACACTTCCTGAAGTAAAGAACTTTTGCAAGGTTGACGTTTCAGAAGATGATACTTTGATTGAAATGCTAATCACTGCCTGCCGTTTAGAATGCGAGCAGTTAACCAATATCGGGTTTGTGAACCGTGAAGTTGTATTAATACAAAACAACGGTAACGGTGGCGCTTATTTACCATTAGGGCCTAACGGCGCAGTAAGTGAGGTAATTGATTATGAAACTGTAATAACTACAGCAAAGTTTTCAGGTACGGCGTTTAAGCAGATATTAGAGCCGTGGAGCGACAGGCTTACCATTACCTACAATACAGGATATACTACGCTGCCTCAGAACCTTAAACTGGCATTACTTGAATGTATATTTTACCGGTACGATGAAAGGAAAGTAAGGGAGAATGCTCACCCGCCAATTTATTTGGATCTTTTAAAACAAGTTTCAAGGGTATGGTAAAGCAACTAAACAGGCGGGTAAGGGTTATTGTTCCGGGTGTAACGCAGAACGACCAGGGAGGCAATGAGGCTACGGAAATTGATAGCTGGGAGAAATGGGCGCACGTAGAAAACAGAACGGGAAGTAATTCTTTTCCTAACCAGCAACAGGTTTGGCAGTACGATTATAAGATTTGGTTCCGGCATGAAAGAACCAGGCCGACTAAATCGAACTACGAACTTGAATACGAAAATTACCGGCTTAAAATAGAATCTGTTGAGATTGACAGTGAAGGGTATAAAGGATATGAGATTTTAAGGTGTAGCAAAATTGATGAATTTGTAACCGATGGCAATAGCAGTTAACTTAAAAGGATTAGACGGATTAATGGTTGCAATAAAAAAGACCATTAAAGAAGCCGAAACCGGTACCGCTAAAGCATTGGATAAATTTCAGAGTAATGTTGTAAAAGATGCAAAGGCACAGTTACAACATGGTACGGGTGGTTTTGGCCCTACAAGCAACACCGGTAAGCTGGCAGGCTCAATATCGGGATCAGTAACAGGGCTTACAGCAAAGGTTGTTGTTGCATCGAATTACGCTGCTTACATTGAATTTGGTACCCGTAAGTTTGCGGCTAAATATGTTGCAACTTTACCGGCAGATTGGAAAGCATACGCAGCAACGTTTAAACAGGCACCTGAGAAAGGAACTTTTAATGATTTCATCCAGGATATAATGCAGTGGGTAAGGCAAAAAGGTATTGGCGGATTAAAAACAAAATCAGGCAATACCAGTGAAAGCAAAGATAGTTTGGATGCAATGCAGCAGGCCGCTTACGCTATTGCGCTGAATATTCTGCAGAACGGTATCAGGGCGCAGCCGTTTTTGTATCCGGCTGTAGTAAAGAACACAAAACCACTAATTGACGACATAAAAAAAATATTCAGTTGAAAGATATAAATAACAGTTTAATCAAAGCTTATTATGATGCGATTTCCCCGCTCG